GGCAAATCAAGAACATCTTGCTTGATAGCGAACTTTCGCTCAAGAACCTTATTTGGAAGATGATGGTGTTTCGTTTCTTTAACAATCCGGAAACATTTACTTTTGAACCTCAGGGAAAGTCGATACAATTAGACCTCTTTGGTAATCCTATTAAATCCGGATTGAAGCAGGTTCAAGATACGTCAGAACTTATTCCGGCAACCAAATGGCGTAACGGTATTCCGGATTATGACGAATATGATGTAGATGAGTTTGAGCGTTTCATTGCTGGAATACGAAGCGTTGGCAAGAACCCATATACAACCGCGTACCTTATTAACAGTATGGCTGCTCCTGGTCAATCGCGTGACTATTGTTACACTCGGGTAGTTATTCCTGCATTGCATGAGCGTTTACCTGAGTTGATGAAAGTGGTCTTGAAGGCAAAGGAACCTGAGGAGATAATCCAATATCTTACTTCAATGCCTGCCGTGGCTGATTTTATCGCTCATGAATTCTATCAAGATTTTACCTATATTCCTCGCTACACAAACAAGGTGTTTATGAAGTTTGACCAGAACGATTATACCAACGTTGGTCCTGGTGCTTCGGTAGGAATACGGTTAATCTTCCCCAGCCTTAAAGGTAAGGAACAAAAGCAAGCAATATACAAATTACGCAGTATGGCTTGCGATGAGTTGGGTAAAATTGGTCGCGAAAAGGGAGAGTTGATGCCTTATCTGTATTGGGATAAAGAAACAAAAACCTATAAAACATATGAGGCTTGCAACATTACGCTTCACCAGATTGAAATGTGGTTATGTGAATTCCAAAAGTATTGGAAGATGACCATAGGAGAAGGCAAGCAGCGTTCACAGTTTGAACCTCGTACAACTGAAATCATTGTAAAATAATATTGATATGAAATCAATGAAACTTAATCCCCAAACACCTCCGTTCAGTATTCAGATTGAGCCGACGGAGGGTTGCAACCTTGGATGTTCGTTTTGCGGTCTTCAAGGTATGAAGAAGAAAGGCAAGACTCCTTAGAATTTCATGACCTTAGAAACGGCTGAACGTATCGCCAGTGAGGTAGAGCGTGTGGGCTGGCATAGCAAATTTATCTTTGCAATGCATGGAGAACCTACGCTGAACAAGCATTTGTTTGAAATCATTAACATATTCCATGAGCATCGTCCGGATGCTTTGAAGTATGTTATCAGTAACGGTTGTGGTATTGTTCACAGTGAAGATATTCTTGAGTATGTTAAATTGCTCAAGGAAGTGGGTGTGAATCATCTTTTGCTTGATAACTACTCTGACGATGGCGATTGGAGCAAGGTTGTTAAAGCGGTAGGAAACGAGTTTGAAGTTCTCACGCTTCAACGCGGTATTCCTATGTTCTCGCCTAAAAAGAAATTTGACATATTGGTTATGCCCTCTATTCGTGAGGTGAAGATAGGTAGTGTAAGAAGTCTGAAAAATCATTGTGGTGCCGCATTTCCTCCTGCCGAGGGATTTACCGAAAAGCGTTGTACGATGCCTTTCCGTGAAATGAGTTTCCGTTGGAATGGTAACGTCGCTATTTGTTGCGATGATTTTAGGGGCGAATATCCTATTGGAAATATCTTTGATATGGGTATAGAAGAACTTTGGAACCACGAACGCTTTCAAGCCGCCAGAGTTATGATATACAATAACGAAAGGGGATTTCATCCATGCAACATCTGCAATAATACGAGTATGCGGGTAGGTTTACTCCCAGACCCGATGGGAAAAGAAACGCTTCCTGGCATTACAAAAGAAGTACGACGCATAGCAGAAAGCGTATCTGAGGAGAACGAACCTTTTGCTACAATAGTAAAACGTCCTTGGGAAAATGGAGAAACTGAATAAAGATATCTATATCGCTATGACTACGCGAGGCAGGGTAGACGCTCAAAAGACTTTGCAGCGTCTATATCCTGATGTACGTCGGGCGGTTACTTTATATTGTCATCCAGGAGAGTTGGCTGCTCATAAACGAAATTGGGGGGGGCAAGGTACTTTCAATTCAGGAATATGATAAGGGTTGTAAAAATTTAGCCGAGGTGAGGGAATGGTTGGCGTATAACGCTCCGAAACATAAGGTAATCTACATGGATGATAATGTTAGTTTCTCTGTTCGCTTGCTTGGTCAATATAAAACACCTCGCGTACTTAATACCGATAATTTTACGGAGCAAGAGATACGTGACCATCAGGTTAGAATGTTTAATTGGCTTTGGAATACGCTTGACCGTAAAACGGTAGCAATTGCCGGAATATCGTTTCGTCCTTTCAACCGTGAGGAAATGCCTGATGAAGAAATCAATAAGCGTTTCTTTGCTGTTTGGGGATTAGATACGCGAAAATATTACCGTCCGGAGAATACCATATTCATGAGTGATTGGCCAATCAAGGAGGATTTTGCTACTGGAATAGCGATACGCAAGATGGGCTACGATATCTGTGTAACTAACTGCTGGTCGTTTGATAAGATGACTGGTAGTAATAGTTCGGGCGGTTGTAGCAACTATCGTACTGTTGAATTCATGAACAGTGAAACACTGCGTATGGTAGAAGCGTTTCCTGACATTATTCAGGTCAAGAAGAGAAATAACAAGAACTGGCACGGTGACTTTGAAGGCAAGGAGTCTTTAGACGTTGTCGTGAAATGGAGTAAAATAAAACCTATTAAGAAATGAATGTAAAGAAATTAGACTCACTGAAAGAGCCATTAGAAATCAATCTTCAGCTGGTTGCTACGGAAATGGATACGTCGGCAAAATACCTACGTGTGATGTCAAAGAGTTTCATGGAAGACAGTATAGAAATGGAACGCTTTGAAAAAGTCATCAAAGATATTGAGGAGGGGGACGGTGTAGAATTAACAGCCTTGGATGATAATACGATTTTGTATGAATTCGAGGAAGAAGCGGTTACGGTACATACAAATCTGGGCGTGAAATATCTCATTTTTGACTCAAAGGTTAAAGGTAAGATTGAAAGCAGGATGAATAAACGCGAGGAATAACAATTACTTTCATGGTGTAAAGCGTGAGGGGCGGCATTTGACGATGTCGCTCTTTACAGTTATAATAGAATTGTAAAAATAAATTGAATGTAGAATATGCAGCCGTCGTATGCTAAACAGTTAGATGCTATAAATCTCGCTCAACAAAAACTTGAGGCGAAGCGTTTCCGTACACTTGAGAAAGCGTTACGGTCTGATAAGCCTGAGGATATGGTTAAGGCGAGTCAGGTTATTGCTGCTATCCAAAATAAAGTCGAACAAGAAAAGAAGTCGTTCTTCATTGACCCTCTCCAGTTCAATGCTAATCTTGGGTATAAGGATAAACCGTTTGCTCTTTCGTACACCACACTTTTGAGAATGAGCAAAACTCCCGTCATTAACGCTATTATTAAGACACGTAAAAATCAGGTTGCTGATTTTGCCGAACCTCAGGAGGATAAATATTCTACTGGGTTTGTTATTCGTAAGAAGTCGAAGAATGGCGTTGAGGCGAAGATGACCAAAGAGGATAAGAAGATTGCTTTCGCAATTACCGAATTCCTCATGAAAGGTAGTTATGAGAATGTTTGGGACACAGACGACTTTGATACCTTTATTCGTAAGATTGTTCAAGATACGCTGACTTATGACCAGATGACTTTTGAAATTATCCGCAATCGCAGGGGTAAGATTGAGAGTTTCATGGCCACCGACGCTTCAACATATCGTATTTCGGACTCATATTTTGACCGTGATTACAATAATGCTTTCTTTGAGCGGAACGGTGCTAACGTATGGGAAGACCGTGCTGATTGGGGAAAGAAAATTCACGGATATTACCCGAGCATCGTTCAGGTTTATCAAACGGCAAAGGTGAATGAGTTCTATCCTTGGGAACTTTGCTTTGCCGTTCGTAATCCTTCCACCAGCATATACGCTAATGGTTACGGTTGTTCAGAGTTAGAAGAACTTATCAATGTTGTCACTTCAATGCTTTGGG